ATAATTAATTATTTTTGCAGCAGTTACACTAGAGTCACCATTAGTTTTGAGTATCTTAACTAAAGTCCCGGTCCCACCTTGTGAAGTTACATTAAAAATTTGACCAGCTTTAAACCCAGTACCCCCCTCCAATACTTCTAGTGTGGAAGTTGTAGGTATAATTATACCTAAAAAATCATATCCCGGGCTTGTTCCTACATAAACTGTGTCATCGATACTAAACGGGGTTATGCTACTAGATGGAATAAAGATCTCATAGGTAGTACCTTCCAGGTATCTTACCTTTAATATTTGATCGGTGTAGGTAATGCCCCCCTTACTAACTTTAAGTAACTTATCTACCAGCCCTGCAGCAGAGCCAGATATGATATTAACTCTTATAGAAAGTCTTTGCTCCCATACACCATCACTTGCTCTTAATACTAAATCATAAGGGTGTGATGTTTCTGCTTCTTCACCATATAAAATCTGAAATAATAATTTAAATGATAGGTCACTTCCTTTAGATTCATATAGATCTTTTATCTTTTTTACAAAAAACCTTTTATTAACTAACGCACTAACTGGAAAATCTTTTGCATAGTTGGTTAGAAAATAATTTACAAACGACGAAGCAGTCAGATCAATATCAGCATAATCTTGAGCATTTTGAATTAACTCATAAGCATACTGATCTTGTTCTAAATATCTGTAATAAGCTTCTAAAAATTCAACAAAAACACTATATTCACTAGAAACAAATTCAGGCAGCTGGCTTCTGACCAGCTGTGATAGTTTATCTTTTATTCTTAAAGAAGACATGTCAGATTATAGGGGTTACTGTAACACTAGTACCAGCAATATAGCCCCCAGCGGTAATAGAGGTAGTATCGTCTTCTACAAAAATTTCACTTCTTGATGATGATAAATTATAATATGATTCTTGAACTTCAGAGCTTATTCTAATATCTACTATACCTGTAGGGTAGGATACTGGTGTTATTCCAGATATGGTTACTTCACCAGTACTATAACTAACTGTACCTACTTTTCTAATTACTATATTATTGTTTAATGCGTTTAATACTCTAATAGTTCCTGTCCCTGTGTTAGAAGGGGGGGAATCGTCTGGTATATCTACCAACTTACATAGATAAGTTATACCTCCGCTCACCAAATAAAAGAAGCTAGATAAAATACCACCGGGTTTAATAGGGTTTCTAAATTTAACAGAGTTTGTAGATATGTAGATATTATTGGAACCTAATATTGGTTTTAACCGTTTTTGTAGTTTAATTGTAGAAACTACGTTAACGATAGAAGTGTTTGTGTCAATTATGTTTTTGAGCAGTTTAGAATAATAAAAATTCTTATTAAACTGATTTAATTCAGAATTGAAAAAATTGCTTATGGTAGTTAATATTTGCGACTTGATAGCACTAGGGGTTAATGTAGTTAATGATTGATTATACTGTATGTTACTATTAGTAGATATAAAAATATACTCTGGATCTACGAAATCTACATCCACAGTGATCATTTTTTTAGATTGAAGAATAGTATTTTTAATACTATCTTTTGTAGTTTGGGATATGCTGAAGCCTGTAGCTGGTTTAAGCGAGACTAATACTCGACCATAAATTGGAGGATCGTTGTCTTCACCACCCCACACCGATACTGCTTCTGCACCGGAGTAATTAGCAAGTATTAAAGATTCATAATCATCAACCGTTACTACTCTATTTCTTGCAGCATTTACTCTAGGTGCATTAAATTTTATGGAGGATAGAGTCTCTGCGTCTTTACCTCCTGTAGGATTGCTGTTTACCGTAATACTAATATTGGATGACCCAGCTATTGAACCTGTAGAAGTAAATGTAAGTGTGTTAGTACTTGATACATTGGTAGAAGCACCAGATGACCTTATAAATGTAACGCTTACTATGTTACCTATACTAAGCTGCTTACCTATGATACCATCACCAAAATATATTTGATAATTACCTTGAGGGTTTTGTTCTAGAAAAAATACCTTAGAAGTAGAATCTAAGCCAGTAATGTCGGTGGATAGGGTGTAAGTGTATGAAGTTAGATCTGAAACAGAATTTTGAACTGTAACATAAAGCGTGGATGTATCAACATCCACAGCTGGAATTTCATATTTACCGTCTGGTGTATTGTCAGCTACTACGAATGTCTGAGAAAATACAGTACCTTCTACAACATCTACATCACTAAATGTATAGGTTGATCCTGCCCTTTCAGCGACATGATCGTGAATGGTAGAAAAAGTATACGCAGTACCGTTTATGGTAGTTGAAAATTGGGTAAACCTGTTGATACTTATAGACGGAGGTAAATTAATAGGACCGTTTACATCGATACTTAAATTAGCTACAGAACCTCTTAATGAGCGCGGTGTGTATCCTAGATGTTTAGCTATAGAAACTGCAGATGCTCGTTTAACTGCAGAATCTAAAAACATTTCATTCATCAGCATGTTAGCTACATAAGCATTATAATGAGTATTGTATGCTAGAATATCTAATAAGACCGACAGGCTAGAACCTTCGAAATCGTAGTCAGTGAACTGATCTTGAGATTGTAAGAAGGTTTTTAAATTAGTTTTGATAGCATCAAAATCTAACTCTGCTACTCTTAAATTGGCCATTATCTTACTCGGGTTATATACGTAGAAAGTGTGATAGGTCTATCGCTATTATTAATTTTAAAAATAATATCCATATCAATACGATTGTTTCCGGGATTATCCCTTATTTTTACATCTAACACAGATACTCTAGGCTCAAATTTTCTAACTGTATCAAATACAGTTTTTTTCATAATCTGTACAGTAACTGGGGTAAAATTTTCAAACAACATACTGAAAAGCTGACAACCTATTTCTGGGTGAAATGGTCTCTCATAATTTTTAGTTGAAATAAGATTACGAAGAGAAGCTTTTATTGCTTCTTCATCGGACTTAATATTCAAATCTCCAGATACAGGGTGTCTGGAAAACAGTAGATTAAAATCTGTAAATGTGCGCGTATTTCTAGCCATGCAAATATTTATCCCCCGACAATCACTGTCGAGCTACCTGTTGTGATAGTATCGTTTCTAGAGTCTTTATCCCCTACTCTACATACTCTTATACCATTGGCATACACAGTAGAGCTAGCTTCTACCATAGAATCACCTCTGGTATCTTGATCTCCTAATCTAACCACCCCTAATCCATTTGCAAATACAGTAGTACTACCTTGATTTTTAGTATCGTTTCTTGAATCTCTACTACCTATGAAAGCAATCCCAGGCATTATTGTTGAGTAATCCGTACGTTGCTTCTTCTACCAAATTTGGTTAGACTTTGGGCCTGAAACGAAATCTCTTCTGTTATAACTTTACCATAAGTATTAAAGGGATGTACTCCATCGGGAAAAACTAAGTCCATAATATTTGCATGTCTTGGATTTATAAATTTTATATTATCATTTATAGCTTTTAAATGAAGATTGGCTTGTATTGCATCATTAACAGTAACTGTAGCGGTGCTTACAGCAGGTAATGGACCTGCGTAAGCCGCACTTGTAGCTTCTACTATAGGGTTACAACCTATTAAAATAACTTCTACATTCAAACTTTTTGCGTGATTAACTATGGTATTAATATTTTTTAAAGTTGCATTAGCATTATTCATTAGAATAGCATCAGCAACCCCATATCTTACTACTGCAATATTAGGTCTTACATTAGACAGATACCCAGTGATAGTTACGTGGGACCCGAAAGGATTAGGCAGACCAGGGCCGACATAAGTTTGTACCCCTGTTAAAGCTTCATCGGTAGTCATACCACCTCGGCTTATATTGTTAATAGTATAACTAGGATAAGCGGAAGATATAGCGGTTAAAACATTACCATTACCGTTATCTAAAATATAACTTGCTTCTAAATAAGCGTTAGCTCCAGGAGGTAGGATTAATCCACCATACGTAGATAATGAATCACCGAAAATAGAAATGTGCGGCATATACCCTCTTAAGCTAAGTTAGATAATCCATCAGAATGTTTTTTATGATTAAAGAATGTAAGGATTTGACCTTTATTCTTTTCTACTGAGAATGAAATATGTATCCAAGGATTTTTTGTATAATTGCAATACTCCAAAATTAATTGATCGTATTTAATAATCTTAGCAATTTTTATAGAAAGATCATAGTAGTCTTCCCTATTAGCACCTTTAAACTGTATATCAACAGCTTGACCTTTAGGATGCTGAGAGGTAGAAGAATTAGAACTATTGCCAGGGTCTCTGAATGCTGATGTCACAAACATATCAGGGTAAACCTTTTTTATAGGTTCTAATATATTAAGCGCTATTCCTTGTAAGTTATAAACAATTGAACCGTAACTAAAACTGCTATGCGCTCTTATCACATCTTTAGTTACGGCTGCTTTACTTGATAATGATTCTACTGTAAAATTAGGAGATAGGTTATAATTACCTGGTAATTGATTAACAGTCAATAGCTTATCATCTGGTATAACTATTATTGACTGAGATGAACTAGGTGTTTCAGAAGAGATAACAACAGGAGTGCTATCTATATCAGATGCCGTAGCATATCCGGATGTAATGATAACAGTTTTTTGTTGGTTATAGTTACTAGTGGACTGCGTTTCTTCTTCTAATAATAGTGATTTATTATCGGCTAATGTTAAAGGCTGGGGGTCAGGTAAAGTATTATCGAATATATCTTTTCTTCCTGACAGAATACCTATATTAGAAGATCCTGCTATTATACTAGATGTACTAGAATCAGCTGTCCCTGAATCAAGATAAATTTTACTATCAGTGTCTAAATGCAAATCACCCGCACTTTTTAAATGAGTTTCATTGAGTGTTTCGAAATACAAGCTATCACTGGATTTTAAATAATAAGAGGAGACAGTTTCTACTTTAATATCTGCATTACTATGCATGTGAATCACATTTGAAGAATGTAAATTAAGAGCTACATTACCCTTCATATTTAATTCTTCATAGGCTTCTATATTAACTTTAGAACTAGTAAAGTTTATTTCTTCCTTAGCTGACATATTAAGCGTACCACCAGCTTGTGCAGTGATATCATTATGGCAGGTTAGGTTTACATCACCTTCCACTTCTATATTAGCATCATTACCAACAAATATATTACACGCGCCGTTTATAGAAATATCAGCTTTACCTGCAATTGAAATTTTTCCATTTCTATCTATAATTTCATAAGATGAACCTTTTGCACGTTTTACTATAGATCCATTAGCATCAATTTCAATAAAGGTTCCAGACTTATGATAAACATGTAACCTTTCAGACCCCGGGGTATCATCGACTTCTATAATATGACCGGATTCTGTTTGTGTTACTTTATTGTAAGGGTACTCACCTCTGTACGGAGATTCTGGCTGATCCCAAGATTCACCGTAAGGTAACTTAGCTCCTATCATTCTTTCATTATTTTTTTTCTGAACTATTGTTCCGCGTACATCACCTTGAGCTAGTTTATTAGTCTCTGATATACCAACATACTCTTTAGTAGGGTAATTTGCTTGTGGGTCTGTAAATCCTTTAGATAAAACTTCCAACTTTTCATTATTTTCTGTGTTGTTTAATTTAAACTGCTGGGCTTCTACTAAAGCTTGTGAAGCTGAAGAAATATTAAACTGCTCGTCTATTTTTTCTAGAGCTGTATTACTATCGTTATTTTCAAATAAGTTGCTTACCCCGGGTATAAATTCTGGTATATTATTTCTTGTACTAAAAGTAGAAGCAAGACTACCATTTAATGCAGTATTAATAGTGGAAGAAATAGTAGAAGACAGGTTTAATGGTAAATTATTATTAAGGTTGTTTAAGTTAAGGTTATTAAGTTGACCCGGTTGTAGAAGATTTTTTAATTGATTAATTACAGATGAAGATACTTTATCTGTATAAGAAGATGCATGCTGGGTTTGTATAATATTTTGAACATTATTAAATATATCTTGAGGCCCATTATTAGAATTAGTAAGATTAACAGGGTTTATAGGTCCTGTAATATTCTTAGGTATTTCATTTAACTGTTTATTGGTACTTAAATTAACATCTTGTACCATATCGTTAGAGTACTCAGTAGCTACATTGTTTGCAATGTTTCTTAATGTAACAGCAGGTACCCCAGGAACCAATGTGCGAATCTCATTGTAAATTTTTTCTTCTAAAGAAATTTGAACTGAATTTATAGTTTGATTACTCATGCTATTAATCCTAACAGAGCTTGTTTCTCACTCTGGTATCGAGTTCTAACCCCTTCTCTTATATTTTGTGAGCTAGATTTAAATAATATATCTACATTCTTAATTTTCCACTCACTCACTAAAGTAACTATATCTTTGTCTGATAATTGACTTTTACCTGATAGGGTTTCTTTAAATGCTGATATATTAGCTGGTCCGAATTGTACAGCACCTGACCATATAAGATCTTGTACTGCAGGCCCATAGGTACTCATATCTAAACCTGCGCGTTTTAAATTAGCAACCGCAACATCATAATATTTTTTCTGAATATAGTCATGTTGATCTTGTTTAAATTCTTTAGGCGAGCGCTGTGCAATTTCTTTCCACTTAGAATCAAATGACGGTGTAGCTGGTTCTAAGTTAGCAAACTCAGATTTAAATTTTGAGTTGTTTATAAATTGAAGCACGGGTGAATTTTTTGCAGACGGTCTTGAGTTACCATTGGGCATTTTTTCTGGTAGATAAGAAGCAAACTGATATGTTCCATAAGACGCACCACCTAGATCTCCTGAATTTAAATAATTATTAATAGTACCTGGGCCCTTACCTCCAGATTCATACCGCTCTGATGTCTGACCTAACTCCCATCCTTCAATTTTAGGAGTACCACTCCTTATAGGTTCACCCTGACTATCTGTTACTGGCTGACCTTGACTATCTCTAAGTATACCATCGTTAGGGTTGACGATAGTAGGTTTTTCTTCCACACTCTTAAATGCGAGCTTGGCTGCTTTTGTAGCAATAGTTCCAAACACAGCTGGCTGCTGCATATCTTCACCGTCTAAAAAGAAACCAACAACCCATGTACCCTCAACAGGTCCAAGCGGTGAAGATCCAATTCCAGATATAGCTGCTGATGTAATTGGTTGAATAGGAACTGCCCAAGGTAAGTTATTGGTTGGCAGTATGGTTTTATTATCTGTATGATATCCAAATATTCTTACACGAACACGTCCTAATTTTTCTGGATCCATGCGGTCTTCTACCACACCTATCCACCAATTGAACCCATCTCTATTAAAGATTTTCTGCATAATCTACAAAATCTGAGCTACTGTTATCAACATATAATGAATCCTTGACTACTTGTAAAATCATTTCATGGGACTGACTGGTTACTACGTGCCTTATAGCAGTTATTAAATAATTACCTGAATACAGCTTATCTATATTATCTACTGCTTTATCTTCTTCTGAAGCAGGTTTAACTGCGGGGAAATTAAATTTTAATACACAGCCTACTTCAGCATCTGTTCTACCAGGAATAGTCATATCCATTTTCATTAAACCTAACTCTAATAAACTTGACAGACGATTACCATGAATATCACCCATCTTCTCGTTTATATTGCCTTCAAAATTATCAAACAATTTTGGATTTTTTGGATAAAAACTAATATTACTAGCAAATGTTTTAGCTGTCTCTGGGTTAAAGACAGGTATAGCATTTTTTAATCCTGAAGAATGATAGGTTTTTTTATAATTTTCAACATGATCATAATCGATAAGCTGGTAGTCTTTATTAAAAACATCTAGGTAAATCAATCTATTACCTATGTAACCACTAGAATAATTTTTTATATAATCTACAGTCTCCACCATCTTTACATCTTTGGCTATAAACATCTCACGGTTTTTATCTTTAGAGTCTATATTAGAAACAGCAACTGTATACTCTCCAAAAAGTAAATTATTTTCGCTCACCTCTTTAAATATATTTTCAATAGAACCGAAATAAAAATTTTTGTTAGATTCGAAAAATAAGAAGTTCTTAGCTTGAGTCTCACTAGAAATAGATTTTGATGCTAACCAGTTAATGCATTTAAATGGTGACCAACCGGGTGATACAAATTTAACTTTATTACTAGGTAAGTTTAAAAAAATTAAGTTAGTAGCAAACTCATTCTCACTTACACTTTTTTTGTCTAAAGCAATGTTAAAATTTCTAGATTCAGCGACAAAAGTTTCAAAGATATTTTGAACGACATCTTTTATGTCTCCCTCATAAGATCCAAACAGAGGAAGAAGTACATCGTTAAACATTTCATTCGAAATAAAATGTAGGGTATATGTTTGTGTATTAGTATCTTGTACTATTTCTCTATCTGAAAGCTTATAAATTCGAAAAGTTTTTCTAACTACTTGATTATCTGGAAAAGAAGGGGTTCTAAATTCTACATTTAAGAATTCTTCACCATGTATATTAAATTCTTGAATTAAATTTCTTTTGTCAGTAATAAGCACATAGCCATGCATATAGTTTAAAAAAATATCTTCAAATAAATGCAGCTCGGCTAAAAAACCATTAGTATGTAATTCAATAATTTGATTACTAGAACTTATTAAAGTTAATTGCCGAATATCTACTTGACCGGCGCGTTGTATTCCTTCGGTACCTATCATTTAAATTTCTAGTTTCTTTTTAAAATCACTTATCAATGAATTAACATATACAGACTTTAATACCCTTATACGACGCTTACTCTCGTTAAGGTCATCTTCATAATTGTAGTTAGTTACTGGGGTTCCAGAAATCGTAACAGTAGCTGTTATGTTAGCGTTGTTTAAAGTATTGCCTACTATATTAATTTTATCCCCTGAGTTAAATCCACCTTGTGTAACTAATATAAACATATTAGATGAGGAAGTTGTAGTTGTAATTACAGCAGTACCTAGCCCAGTTTGGTTAGTAATTACATTACCTTGATAAAAGTTACCAAACTGAGAGTTTGAAGTTATTATAACATTACCGTTGGTTACATTACCTGTACCATCTTCATAATGATGTATGCCGTTTACATTACTATATTTACCTTGACAGTATCTAGTCAGATTATTGACTGACAAAGGCCAGTCAAATCTAGGGTCTAGTATATCATTAACATGTAAAACAACCCAGTGTAGCTGGGGGTTATTATAAAATTTGTCTGCAACTATTTCTGGTGTTTCTCCATCTCTTATATCATATTCATCAAATAACGCTAATTTATTTTTAGCTTCTTCAGAAATTTTTACACGGTTAGTTATATTAGTAACTATTTTAACATTACTTAAATCATCATAGCAGGAATAATATGTTAGAGGAAAGTTCTCGAAATACATTAGTAACCTTTTGTAATACTTTCTTTTGTTAGTAGTTCTACTTCTCTAAATACTAAAGACATGTTTACTTCAGTAGGATTACCATCTCGGAAACTTGAAAATTGTTCACCCCCGTACGTCACATCCATACTTTCTAATACACATGGTCTAAACCTATGAAAATAATCATTGATGGTAGAATTAAAGTAATAGGTAATATCAAATACTGAAGGATAGATAAAGAATAACTTATTATCAGAAACTTCAGGATGCATATGATATTTAAAAGTTTCTATTATATTTCTAACGTTTAAAGACTCACGCTGATTTTTTGGCATGAATCTATACTTAAACCCAAACGAGCGAAAATCTACTGACTCAAATACAGTTTCTTTAAAGGGATTTAAAGCAACACCAGCTGATGAACCTAACGCTGCAGATAGATCACCTGTTAGACCAAACATACCAGGTATTTTAGCTGAAGCCATTCCTAGTGCTGCAGCTGCCTCTCCCCCTAGTCCTTCTTTAGACGAAGAAATAGATCCTAATAAACCTACTAATGTTCCTAGATCTTTATTAGAATAATTCATACTATATTTTACGGATGGTGGTGCTTCTAAATGTAATGCTATAGCATCGGTAATTCTTTCTAGTGTATCGGGTTGCAGTAATGGGGAGTTTGCAGCAGCAATTCCTGCTACAGCACCTGCCAATCCCCCTACAGCTTTGGTAACTACTTGAGCTGTAGAACCAGTTTTTCCTATAGATTTTGCAATCTTAGATGTTAAAGCTGTAACAGCTACACCGGTTGCTACACCTGCAGCAACTCCAGCGGTGTTAGACAATGTTTTACCGCTTAAAGCTTCCTGACTTAATTGCGGTGAGCTAGAATCTCTACGTACTACACCTAAAATTTTATCAGCATTATCTTTTTTAAATTTAGACTTACCTCTAACATTTATGTTGAACAATACAAAATGTTTAAGATCCGGTCCTCCCAAATCAGAAGGATAGGTAGTAGTAGAGATATTATACTTGTCAAAACTCAATTCAGGCGTAATTGAATCAACATCGCGAAGTGCTTTATCTGTAGCTGATTTGAAGTCGCCTTCCATGATTCTCCATAAATAGTAAATTAGTTTATTATTTATCTGACATGTACAAGACCACATACAAAGGCCGCTATCGAGTTAGTAACCCTTTTAAATACCGAGGTAATCTACAGGATGTAATCTATCGCTCCTCTTGGGAACTAAAGTTTATGAAATGGTGTGATTCTAACCCATCAGTATTAGAGTGGGGATCAGAAACAGTTATTATACCGTATCGCTCACCCGTTGATAATCAAATTCATAGATATTTTGTAGATTTTTATATTAGAGTACAAGATAAACATGGTAAAGTGACCAAATACTTAGTTGAAATAAAACCTGAACGTTTCACTAAACCTCCAGAAGTACCAAAAAAACAAACTAAAAAATTTATTGATGAAGTTTTTCAATACGGTACTAATCAAGCTAAATGGAAGGCAGCTGATGAATTTTGTCAGCATAATCAAATGAAGTTCTTAGTTCTTACGGAGAAAGATTTAGGAATTAAGTAATAAATATGGTATGGCTAACCCATTTTTATCTATCCGAGAGCAGGTAGGAAGTAAAGAACGCTCTTTAACATGGTATAAGAACCAAGTAAAAGCACTGGTAGGGATTACTCCTGAGCGTCTACTTAGTCAAATACCAGAAACTACATCTCGTATAATACCTGGTAATATGTACATGTTTCTTTACGAAGCAAAGTACAGAGAAATTCTTCCTTACTGGGATCAGTTTCCACTAGTGATTCCATTTAAAAAAGTAACTAACGGGTTTTTAGGTATGAATTTACATTACCTACCTTACAATGAAAGATTTAAGTTACTTGGTTATCTACATGATTTAGCTGATGATAATACTAAGACTGAAGGTACAAAATTACAAATAAGCTGGAGTATTTTAAATAGCTCATCTAAGTTTGATTCTGTTAAACCATGTATTAAACACTACTTATATGAGTATTTAAATTCCAGGTTCTTGCAGATACAATATCCTGATTGGGTTACAGCATCTATGTTACCGGTTGAGAGGTTTCAAAAAAGAACTAAACAGCATGTTTGGAGAGAATCCAGAAAGCAATTTTAATGGCTCAAGCAAATTTCGATTTACAAAAATTTTTAGCTATTGCGCAAACACAAAGTTTTGCTAGAACTAATAGGTTTGAGGTTTTGATACCTCCACCCATTGGGTTGTTGGATGTCTATCAAAGCGATAATATTAGTATAATGGTAGAACAGGCCTCATTCCCTTTGTTAAATATTACTACTAAAGGATTTAAAATTTTTGGACCAACATACCAACGACCAGTAACAACTGAGTATGGCGGAGAGGGTATGTCTATTTCTTTTCATATCGATAGAGATATGAGATTAAAAAAGTTTTTTGAAGATTGGATGCATTTAATAGTTAACCCAATAGACTTTACTGTTTCATACCAAGAAGAATATATTACTTCCATCTATATTAGACAGTTAGATGAACAAGATTTTGTCACCCATGAAGTAGTACTTTATGAAGCTTTTCCAAGAAATATGAATATTTTAGAATTAAATAATGCTGCTACTAAC